AAGTTTCTTTTCTGCCCCCGAAATCGGCGGCTGGGCATCCCTTACTGTGCATTCACGCGTGAGCGCTCGGGCGCTCGGGGGCATAGGGTAGTGGCTCGTCCGCGCAAATCGGCCAAGGTTCTCGAGTTCACAGGGGCGTTTGACCACAATCCTCAGCGCGAGCGAGAAGATCTGGCTGGGACTGGGGTCTTCGATACGGAGCCGCCGAAGCGGCTTCACAAGAACTACCATGCGGCATGGCGTCATATCGTAGAGCGACTGCCCGCATTCACGTTTACGGCAAGCGACGAGATGATGGTCGAGCATGCCGCTCGCATTCTAGGAAAGATGTGGGAGAGTGAACAGAACACAGATCTGCTTCTCAAGCTTCACGGTCCTCTGATGAACTGTCTGCAGGCTCTGGGACTTTCACCATCGTCGAGAACGAAGATGGGTGACTTCGGAAAGGGTAATGGCAAGAAGAACAAGTTTGAAGCCCTCGGCGAAGAGTAGTCCTTCTAAGACCTCGCGGTCTACCAAGAAAGACTACGTCGCGATTGCGATTGCCTACGCAGAGGGGGCAATCGAGGATCGGAAGCGGCTGACACACAATAAGTGGATTAGAAAGTCCGCGAAGCGGTTCATTGACGACTTGAAGCGAGCGCAGAAGCCGCAGGCTCCTTTCATATGGTCGCCTAAGAAAGCGAACCACGCTTGCGCGTTCATCGAAGAACTGAAGCACGTAGAAGGCAGGTGGGAAACAAAGACGATCACTCTGGAACCTTCCCAGATCTTCTTTGTCTGCAACCTGTTCGGCTTTCGCAATCACAACGGAACACGTCGCTTCACGACTGCGCTGTACTCGGTCGCACGCAAGAATGCCAAGAGCACGCTCGCCGCGGCCATTCAAATCTACTGTTACGTCGAGGAAAACGAGGTAGGACCTCAGGTCATCAGTGCCGCGACCACTGGTTCGCAGGCTCGCATCGTTTGGGGAATCGCCAAGCGAATGATCGAGGCAGACTCCGAGCTCCAGGAGCACTACCAGTTAGAACCTCTGGCGTGGAACGTCGTCTGCTGGAAGAACGGAGGCACGTACCGTGCCATCAATGCGAAGGCCAGCACGCAGGACGGCCTGAACCCGTCGTGCCTGAGCTTCGACGAACTGCACGCTCACAAGAACCATGACCTGTACAACGTGCTCCGATCGGCGGCCGGTTCGCGTGATAACCCCCTGTTTCTGTACACAACGACCGAAGGCGTAGAGAATCCCGGTCCGTGGAGGGAGGTCCGAGCGTTCGCAGAGCAGATACTCAACGGAGTGGTGTCCGCAGAGCACTTCCTCGCCGTCATGTATGGACTGGACGAAGAGGACGACGACTTCGACGAGTCCAAGTGGATCAAGGCCAACCCGCTGCTCGGCGTCTCGGTGAAGCTCGAGAAGCTGCAGGAATATGCCTCAGAAGCCAAGTCTCAGCCCGGTTCGCTCGCTGAATTCAAGATAAAGCGACTAAATCGGCGTTCAGCGCATGCAAAGTCGTGGTTGACCGACCTGATCAAGTGGAATCAGGGCGCGAGGCCGTTCGAGCTGGACAGTCTCATCGGATCGCCGTGCTGGGGAGCGTTCGATCTTGCGTCCACGAAGGACATGACCGCGTGGAGGCTTCTCTGGCTGAAGGACGGCATCTACTACACTTGGGGAAGGTACTGGGTCCCCGAGAAGGCTATCGCGCAGCGCAACGCGACAGGAACGTTGAAGTATGGTCCGTGGATTGAGAGCGGGCACATACAGAAGATCGACGGCGACACAATCGACTACGAAATCGTCGATGCGCAGATATTAGCGGATTGCCAGAAGTTTTCACCGACTATGGTCGGGTATGACGGCTGGAATGCTGCCGCATCGGCGAATAAGCTCGTGAAAGCGAAGGTTCCCATGGAGCAGTTCATACAGGGGACGCGCTCTTACTCCCCGGCCATGTCCGCGTGTGAAATTGCGTATCTCGGTGGGAAGCTTGTCCACGGTGGAGATCCTGTCCTGACGTGGAACATGGCGAACGTGGTTCCACGGACAGACGTGAACATGAACAACGCGCCGGACAGGTCAAAGAGCACGGACAAGATCGACGGCGCGTGCGCGCTCTTCATGTGCTTCGGTCTGGCACAGACAGCGGCTGCAAAGCCGAAGTTCCAGCTCATGGTACTCGGTAGCGGAGGCAGTCGGTAGATCATGTCGCCAAACCAGGACAAAACAGTGTCAGAACAGGAGAATCACCGATGTGCAAGTGCGCTGAGCGACGTGCGCGAATCAATAAGCAGTTCGCTGAAGCTTCAGCACGAGCGAGACAGCTCTTTAGCCGCGTCCATCAACAGGTTGGCGGAAGCGCTGGAAGTGCAGAACGAGAGAATCCTGGGCCTCCTCGGACAGACGGCGGCTCTGGTGGACGCTCTGGTGGGACAGCATGAAGACGACGAAGAGGAAGGTCCACAGACCTACCTAGACGGAACACGAATCAGTTAACGTAGAAGCGGAGATCCAAGGAGATGTTAAAGCGTGCATACTCACTAATTGAAGTCAAGGCGGTCCAAGAGACGCCAGAAGCGTGGACGATCACAGGAATGGCGACCACGCCATCGCCTGATCGGTACGGTGACATCGTAAACCCGCTCGGCGCGTCCTTCAAGGACTCCATTCCACTTCTTTGGCAGCATGCTGCCTCTCTTCCGGTTGGAACTACCGCGCTAGGTAAGCCGACAAAGAAAGGCATTCCGTTCACGTCCACCGTTCCAAAGGTGGCCGAGGCCGGACGGCTGAAGGATCGGATCGACGAAGCTATCCAGTCCGTCAAGTACGGGCTCGTAAAGGCGGTGTCCATTGGCTTCCGCGTCCTCAACGACGCTTACGAAGTCATGCAGAACGGCGGCATCAAGTTCGAAGAGTATGAGATCATGGAGCTTTCGCTCGTGACCATCCCGGCGAACATGGAAGCCACCATCGCAACCGTCAAATCAATCGACCGAGGTGTTCGCAAAGCCGCGTTAGGCACAGGCGACCGCCCGACAAGCGTAGTGGTACGAATTGCCGGCGACTCGGCAGCAAGTTCAAATCAATCTTCTCAGGAGAGAACGGAAATGAAGGTACGAGATCAGATCAAGGCTTTCGAAGCGAAGAGGCAGGCGGCTGCCGAACGCATGGAAGCCATCATGACGAAGGCTGCCGAAGAGACGCGGACCCTCGAGACGGAAGAGCAGGAAGAGTACGACAACCTGTCCACGGAAGTGGAGTCGGTCGACGCGCATCTGGTGCGTCTGCGCTCGCTGGAGCGTTCGCAGGTCGCCAAGGCGACGCCGGTGGAAGGCGTCCGCAGCGTCGAAGACGGCGCGGCTGCTCGCGGTCCCTCGGACCGTGTCATCTCGGTACGCCGGGAGCTGCCTGCTGGCATGGAGTTCGCACGCTACGTGCGCTGCCTCCTGCTCGCGAAGGGCGACGCCATGCGTGCGCACGAGATCGCCAAGTCGAACTTCCCGGACGACAACCGCATCCATTCGGTACTCAAGGCTGCCGTCGCGGCCGGTACGACCACGGACACAACGTGGGCTGCGCCTCTGGTGGAATACCAGACGCTCGTCGCCGAGTTCATCGAGTTCCTGCGTCCCCAGACCATCATCGGCAAGTTCGGCCTCAACGGCGTCCCGGCTCTGCGGAACATCCCGTTCAACGTTCGCATGGGACGCCAGACGTCCGGCGGATCGGGCTACTGGGTCGGTGAAGGCGCGCCGAAGCCGCTGACGAAGTTCGACTTCGACGAAGTCACGCTCCGTTGGGCGAAGGTCGCCAACATCGCTGTCCTGTCCGAGGAACTGGTTCGCTTCTCGAACCCGTCTGCGGACCTCCTGGTGCGGCAGGCATTGGCCGACGCACTGCGCGAGCGCATGGACATCGACTTCGTCGATCCGGCGAAGGCAGAAGTCTCGAACGTCTCGCCAGCGTCGATCCTCAACGGGGTCCTCGGTCTGACGAGCGCGGGCGACACGTCGGCCAACGCACGCACGGACATCCAGGCGCTCATGCAGGCGTTCATCGACGCCAACCTGACGCCAACGTCGGGTGTCTTCATCATGGGCACGGCGAATGCGCTCGCCCTCTCGATGATGCAGAACGCGCTCGGCCAAGCGGTGTTCCCGAACATCACCATGAACGGCGGCACGCTCTCGGGCCTCCCGGTGATCACGTCGGAGTACATCTCGCAGCTCAGCGATTCCAGCGGTTCGCCGGTCATCCTGGTCAACGCCAACGATATCTTCCTCGCGGACGATGGCGTCGTGACCATCGATGCTTCTCGCGAAGCTTCGCTGCAGATGCTGGACAACCCGACGAACACTCCGGTGGGCGGCACGGTTGCCACTTCGATGGTGTCGATGTTCCAGACGAACAGCGTCGCCATGCGTGCGGAGCGGGTCATCAACTGGAAGAAGCGTCGTGCGGCAGCGGCGCAGTACATCACTCAGGCTTCCTACAACTCTGCCTCGTAACTGAGTCGGACGAGTAGAGCACGATGTGCGGAGGGGTTCGGCAGACGGCTGCCGAGCCCCTTCTACGCAAGGAGTGATGAACATGCCGAGAATGATTCGATACGTGAAGCAAGTCGGGACGTTGAAGGTCGGGGATACCGAGGAACGCTCGGACATCGACGCCAACATCCTGATTCAACTCGGAGTCGCAGAAGAAGGGACAGCCGTTCCCGCGTCTCCAGTCAAGACCGTCGTAGAACAGCCCACCTTCGCCAGCAGAGCAGAGCAACGTCGCTCTGAACGCGGTGGAAGGAAGAGCAAGAAGGATAAGAAGGAAGAGCGCAAGGAAGGCTACAAGCGGCGAGACATGGTCGCGGAGCGACGGCCGTGAGAGTTCTGGGATTCGACATCAAGCGTGCGGTGGCCGAGAAGGCCATCGTACAGAAGCAATCGTTCCAAAGCGTGAGCGGCTACGGACGCGGAGGTTGGTTTCGAGTCCTGGAGTCCTTCACTGGAGCGTGGCAAACGAACACGGAGGTGGACAGGGACACTGTACTGTCTTACTCTACGGTGTTCGCGTGCGTAACGCTCATCGCGCAGGACATCGGGAAGCTCAGCATCAACGTCATGGAAGAGCAGGAGTCCGGGTTCTACAAGAAGATCAACGACCCGAACGTTACACCTGTCTTGAAGAAGCCGAATCAGTACCAGACCGGAATCAAGTTCCGCGAGTATTGGATCAGCTCCAAGCTCGTCTATGGAAACTCATACGGTCTCAAGGAGCGTGATAAGAACGGCGTCATTCGCGCCATCCACATCCTCGACCCTACTCGTTGCACTCCCCTCGTGACCGAGGAAGGCAGTGTCTACTACAAGCTGAAGTCTGACACTCTGGCGGGACTGGACAGCACCAAGACTGAGATCATCGTTCCCGCGAGCGAGATCCTGCACGACCCGATGGTCACGCTGTTCCACCCGCTCGTTGGCGTCACGCCAATCTATGCGTGCGGACTGGCCGCGATGCAAGGCGTCAACATTCAGAGGAACTCGAAGTCCTTCTTCGGCAACCAGAGCCAGCCCGGAGGCATCTTGGTGGCTCCCGGAGAGATCAGTGAGACGTCCGCAGCTAACTTGAAGGAGTACTGGGAAGAGAACTTCACCGGGGACAATGCGGGCAGGATTGCCGTCGTTGGTGATGGTTTGAAATACGAGCCTCTAACACTGAGCGCGAGCGATGCGCAGATGATCGAGCAGCTGAAGATGTCCGCTGAGACAGTCTGTTCGTGCTTCCACGTTCCACCGTACATGGTGGGCGTCGGACCGCTGCCGTCATTCAACAATATCGAGGCTCTCACGACGCAGTATTACTCGCAGTGCCTGCAGTCTCTGATCGAGTCGATGGAAGCGGTCTTAGACGGCGGAATGGAACTCAAGAAGGGCAAGCTAGAGCGTGAGATCGAGATGGACGTGGATGATCTGTTGCGCATGGACACGGCGACACGCTACAAGACACACACTGACGGCATCGCAGGAGGCTGGATGAAGCCGAACGAAGCGCGTCTCAAGGAGAACATGGAGCCCGTGAAAGGTGGCGACACTCCGTATCTGCAGCAGCAGAACTACTCGCTTGCCGCATTGGCGCAGCGAGACAGTGAGAACCCGCTTGGGAAGCCTCCTGCGTCTGCTCCCGCCCCTGCTCCTGCGTCTGACGATCCAGAGGACGACGGTGAAGACAGTGCGAAGGAGCTCTTCAATGTTCTCATCAGAGGCTTTGAAGCTGAGGAGGCAGCGTGACAGAACCTGCCGTTCTCGTCGCAAGAGAGATACAAGATCTCACTACGAGCGTCGGAGAGGTCGCTGATGCGATTCGCAAGCAGGAGTCGCAGTTCACAGTCAACGTACCGGAGGCGCCGCCGCCGAACGTCGTAGTCAACGTACCAGAGGCCGCGCCGCCTAGCGTCGTGGTCAATGTTCCGGAGCAGCAGGCTCCAGTCGTCAACGTAGCCGCTGCAGAAGTGGCATTCAGCCCAAAGATCGTGCTTCCGCAATCTATGCCGAATTCATATGAGGTAGAGGTAACGGAGCGAGACGGTAACGGGTACATTCGAAAGTTCGTAATCACGCCGCAGTAGTGCGGCAGGAGATCGCTATGAAGATGGTCGAAATCAAAGAGAAGGTCAAGCATGACTCCAAGGTCTTCTATCCTGGTGAACGCCGGATGCTCGAAGACGAGGAAGCTGCCTACTTCTGCAAGCATGGGTGGGCAACTGCGGATGGCCTCGAGACAGGCACTCCCGACAAGTCGGAGAAGGTCCTGGACGTGAAGTCCGGCAAGCACGTTAACAAAGGGGAGATCCTGTAATGGCAAAGGCAACACCAGACGCAATTCTCGACGCGATGGCCGATGCGATCATCGCTGTCGTGACGACAGAAACGGTCTGTTCTGGCGAACCGGCGAACTACGCTGGCATCGCGGCCGTTGCGCTCGCAGATGTCGCAATGGCTGGCGGCGACATTACGAAGGCGAACGGGGATACGAGCGGTCGCAAGTTCACGTTCGCGCAGAAGAGTGCGGTGACAATCGACAGTTCTGGCACCGCGACGCACATCGCGATTCACAGCGGCACGACTCTGCTCTACGTTACGACCTGCACTTCGCAAGTCCTGACGGCAGGCGGCACGGTTACGATTCCGGCGTGGAAGGTCGAGATCGCAGATCCGGCGTAAGATGAGACTTCTTCGGTCCGCGGGGCGCGTCGGCCCCTCGGCCGTTGAAGCAAGAGGAGACGTGGAGTGTCTACAGTCAAGCATCGGTTCACCGCACGCGACGCGCTTTACCCGGCGTCTGTGTATGCGCAATTCAAGTCGGTATCCGGTACCAACTTCCCGGTCGAGTCACTGGCGTTCGATGCCGCGCTCGATGAGGCGGTGTTCTTTACGTTCCCTGCCGTGGATTATCAGGCCACCGGGAACCTCACGGCGCGGCTGCGCTGGTACGCAGACACGGCCTCCACCGGGGTTGTGACGTGGGAAGCGGCGCTCGCGGCCATCACACCAGACATCGACACGCAAGACATCGAGACCAAGGCGTTCGCGACGGCGCAGACCTTTGACGATACGCATCTCGGAACAGGTGCTCAGCGACTGCATGAGTGCACCATCACGATCAGCAATCTTGATTCGCTCATAGCGGAGGACTGGTGTGTACTACGCATTCGTCGTCTCGGGTCTACGAGCGGAACCGACACGATGGCGGGAGACGCTCTGTTGACAGAAATCGGCGTCGACTATAGCGACGTGATCTAAGGACCGCAATGTCTAGGTCATTTGCCACTAACCAGACGCTAGAAGTAGCGAGCACTCCGGTAACAGCGGTGCCGCTGACGCTGGCGATGTGGGCGACGTTGGACACACCTGCGAACACACGCTCATTCGTGGTCGGCGTGTCGGGATCGGACGCCGAGTGCTTCTACATCGGACCGAACGTGACCACAGGCTTTCTGTCGGCGGGATCGCGTACGGGAGGCGTCACTTCATCGGCCATTAGCACGGCAGCCCTCTCATCTAGCGTACTGACACACTGCTGCGGCGTGTTCACCTCTGCCACATCTCGCGCTTCGTTCGTGGGTGGCGCGAACAAGGGAACCAACGCAACGAGTTCGACACCGACTGGACTCAATGCCATCCGGTTCGGCAGTGCTATGGACGGCAGCTTCGATCATCTAGGACTCATTGCGCACCCGGCGATTTGGAACGTGGCGTTGACGGACGAGGAGGTCGCGGCATTGGGAGCAGGGGCTTCTCCGTTAACCATCAGACCGTGGGCACTGGTGTTCTACGCTCCGTATCTCGGCCGCGACAGTTCCGAAATCGACATTGTTGGCGGTAGAATACTGACAGTGACAGGAGCATCCGCAAGTAACACGGAGCCGCGTATCTCGTGGCCTAGCCGCGGACGAATCTCACAGATCAGAGACAAGCCGCTTCGCGATCTTCGATTCTATTGGGGATGCGAGAGCACAACGCTGGGAGCATCGGACCACACGTCAGGGTTCGATGAGACAGGCTCACTGCAGAACAGTGGCGAGCTGAACGCGTCGTTCCCGCGTCTTGGTACGTACGCGCTTCGGGGTCCGGGCAGCTTCAACGGTGGATGCTCGTTCTCTGTAGATGGCAGCTTCAAGAGCAGCCGCCTGTTCCCGTTTCGTTTGTCGAAGAACCCGCTCGATACACAGGGCTGCGTCGGATTCTGGTCTCGACAGAGTACGGCAGTGTATTCTAGCGGAGTGCAGCGAGCCTTCAGATTCAGGAGTGCTTCTACTGCGACGTGGTCGCTGGAGTCCAACTTCGTTACTGGAGGTACTAACTACGCGTTCGTCGTTGGCGGCAGCGGCGGCAGCAACACACTGACCACGACGGGCGGAGTCATCACGGCGAACAACTACTTCTTTGAGGTGTATCGCTGGGACTTCCCCGGCGGAAAGCTGAAGATTGAGATTTACGACGCCAACTTGGTGCTCGTGGATTCCATCGAGCAGATCAGCATCTCGTTCACCGCTACCAACGTGCCGCCAGACATCGAGAGCTTCATCGTCGGCGCGAAGGGCGGAGCCAATCCTAACCCCTGTGACTTCGACAACTTCATGGTGTCTGATCGGTACGACGCGCCGTTGCAGAACAATGCGCTCATCACGAACGCTGCGGAGTATAGAATGTCTGGCGCGAGCCTTAGAACACCGACGCATCCAAGAGTGAGGGCAGCATAGTGGCACGTGGAAGTACGATACTGAATGCGGCGGCAGACGACTACCTGTACAGGACTGCCAACCTTCCTTCGCCAGTGGCGTTCTCGTTCGGGGCATGGTTTCTGTGGGCAACGGACACCACTGCCTTCCAGACTTTCTTTGACATACACGACAGCGGGTTCAATGGATACTCTGAGATCTACATTGACGACACGACTGGCCTGCTTACGATCAGCATGTTTGCGGGAGACACGGCATTCGGAGCAACGCCGGTCGTTGGCGACTGGTTCTACCTCGGCCTGTCTTGTGCAGGAACCGGAGCTAATCAGTTCGTTGCTCGTTGGTGGGACGACACCTTCACGCTGCAGAGCACTGCGACTAGGACATCCCCTTCTTTCACGCCAATCAGCATGTCTATCGGAGACGCTGGACCACCAGCGGTCGGGGACATCCTGCAAGGTAACGTCTCTTGCGCGCGAGTGTGGGACGCCGCGCTGTCGCAGGCGGAGCTGGAAGCCGAAATGATTTCCAGCGCCATTGTTAGGACAGCCAACATCAACACCGCATTTCAAGATGACTTCGCTGTGGACGTGAGCGGCAACTCTCGTCCGTGGTCTACAGATGGAGCGCCAGCGATTAGTTCTGCCATCTATCCGCCAATCACGTTCGCTAACCCGGATGGTCCGCACCGAATTCACCCGACACGATACTTGCTCGGTCGGTAACAGCATGCACAGGAGATCACTCGCATGGGCCGCATGGTAACGATTCCAATTCGCAACGTCACGATCCTAGCATCTGACGCTGATCACGACATCTGGGAGATCGCCTGCAGCGCGTCCTTCCGTGGTGCTCTGCACATGATGTCGCTGACGTCGAACGCTGCCGCAGAACAGTTCCTTGATCTGAGTCTTGTTCGACGTTCTACGTCTGGAACTGGGACAGCGATCACAGAGATCCAAGACGATCAAGGCAACGCGCGCACGCCTAGCTTCACCGCCAAGCATACGATCGCAGCTCCTGGCACTCTTGTCAGTAGCGGCATCGCGTGGCAGTGGGGCATGCGCAACGAGCTGCTCTACATTCCTACACCGGAGTGTCGGGAGATCATCAGCGAGTCCGGTATCATCGCGCTGAACTGCCTCACGTCAATCACAGGCTCCATCAAGGTTAGCGGATTCATCAAGGTCGAGGAGTTCTAAGCCATGCGCAGCAAGATGACTCTACGCGCTCCAAGCAAGGGACTCGCCACCAAGAGCGTTCACTCAGATCGTATTGAGCGCTGGCTCGGCGCGGAGAATGCGCAGCGGTTGAGCGACAACATGAAAGGATGGTACGGACCACCCATTCACCTGCTCGATTGTCCCGGATCCGTTCGCATCTGCGGAGACGGTGACTTTATCGGCCCGTTCGAACGCGGGTACGCCATCTCAGCGATGGACGCGGCACGCGATCACATTCGCCGTTCGTGGAACGCGCTTGGTCGGCAGCACCATGGACTGCTGAACGTAGGGTTCGCTTCCATCAGCGACGCGCTTGCAAGAGCCTCCAGCGGCAATTCTCAGATGTTGAACGGCAACATCGCCAAGTCTGGTCCGACGAAGGTGGTAGCGGTGGCTTCTTCTCTGTGGCGCGTCGGTACGATGCCTGCAGCGGGATCGGCAGGCGCGGCGGCTCCCGGTGGAACGGCGCACACGAAGGCCAATACAGGTGCGATGGCGTTCAACAACCCGTCGGCAGGCACGCTGCATCTTGTCGGGGCGGACTTCTCGGCCAGCATCATCAACAATGCACTGCTGATCTACGATCGACTGTTCTCGGTTGCCAAGACGATGGCTTCTACTGCTACGGAAGCTGTGACCGGCGATCCGACGCGCTACCAGTCTACCACCGCGACTGATGCTGACTACATCGGTGGAAACTTTGGGTTCGTTGAAGTGGGAGGCACAGCGCTCGCAGCGACCGCACATAACTGGACGACCTGCCTGTACGACGATCAGGGTAATGCCTCGTCTACGCTGCCGTCCATCACCGGCAACTCTGGAGCGATCGTGGATCGTCTTGATCATCCAGTAAATAACTGGTTCGCACCGCTTGCCTCTGGGGATGTTGGTATTCGAGCGTGGACGCAAATGCAGTGCTCTGCTTCTGTAGCGACAGGAGCGATCAATTTCGTCATCGGTCACCCGCTTGGTGTAATGTCCTTCCCGGTCATCAACTCGCTACTGCCGTTCGACTGGTTGACAAACCGCAATCAGGCTCCGCGCATCTTCGACGACGCCTGTATCGCGCTGATGGAACTTCCGGCTCCTGCCACTACAGCAACGACCTACAACGGAATGATCTACGCCACTGGTGCAGCGGCTTAGTAGACTAGGATGAGCAGCGATCGCAAACTGCTGTGGGTGAATGGCCGGTTGATTCAGACCGGCCTGAACCACTTTTGGGCGGTAGGAGGCGTCCTAGAAGCGGACGCGCTATATCTCCCGCTTGAAGGAGCTGGAGAGCCTACTCTTACGGTTCAGAATGCGTCGCACGCGCACACTGCAGAGGCGGCTGTTACCGCACCAACCTACGTCAGCTACAAGCCGAAGCTCGGCGGCATCTTCCGTAACGATAATCTGTACGAGCGTGGTCCAAGAACTCTTCACAACAGATACGGACCTTCTGCATCTACAGAGCTGGCTCTTGTCGTACAAGATGCAACGCATTCTCACACTGCCGAGAACGCTGCGCTCACGCAGGCGAACACACTCGCTGCCAACAATGCCTCGCACGCGCACACGGCAGGTAGCCCGACGCTCACGCAAGCGAACACTCTTGTCGTAGCGAATGCTTCGCACGCGCACACGGCAGGCAGCCCGACGCTCACGCAAGCGAACGTACTAGCGGCGCAGAATGCTTCGCACGCTCACACGGCAGGCAGTCCGACACTCACGCAAGCGAACGTGCTGGCGGCTCAGAACGCTTCGCACGCTCACACGGCAGAGAATGTCGTACTCACGCAGGCGAACACGCTTGTCGTAGCGAACACGAGCCATGGACACGCCGCTGACAACGTAACGCTAGCGACCCCCATCCTGCTGGTGGTTAGCGATGCTTCGCATACTCACACGGCCGAGAACGTCGCACTCTTGCAGGCGAACACGCTCGCTGCCAACAGTGCTTCGCACGCACACACGGCAGGAAGCCCGACACTCACGCAGGCGAACGTCCTTGCCGCCAACAATGCTTCGCATGCGCACACATCGCAGAATGTAGATCTCCTGCAGGCGAACATACTCGCCATCCAAGCGGCTTCGCATGCGCACACGGCAGGTAGCCCGACGCTGACGCAAGCGAACGTGCTGGCGGCACAGAACGCTTCGCACGCTCACACGGCCGAGAACGTCGCACTCTTGCAGGCGAACACGCTCGCTGCCAACAATGCTTCGCATGCTCACACAGCGGAGAGTCCGACGCTGACGCAGGCGAACGTGCTGGCGGCGCAGAACACGCTGCATGCTCATGCAGCCGAGAATCTAGACCTGACCGGTTCGACTACGCTGTCTGCAGATGCCGCATCTCATGCGCACACGACAGAGAGTCCGACGCTGACGCAGGCGAACGTTCTAGCGTCGCAGAATGCTTCGCACGCTCACACGGCACAGAACGTAGACCTCTTGCAGGCGAACACGCTCGCTGCTAACAACGCTTCGCATGCGCACACGGCAGGCAGCCCGACGCTTACGCAAGCGAACACGCTCGTTGCCAACAATGCTTCTCATGAGCACACAGCGCAGAATGTAGATCTCCTGCAGGCGAACACGCTCGCCGTCCAGGCGGCTTCGCATGATCACACGGCAGAGAGTCCGACGCTGACGCAAGCGAACGTGCTGGCGACACAGAACGCTTCGCACGCTCACACGGCCGAGAATGTCGCACTCACGCAGGCGAACACGCTTGTCGTAGCGAACACACTGCACGATCATGCAGCAGACAACGTAGGCCTCCAGCTCGGAGTGCTAGACGTAGACAACTGCATTCACGCGCACTATGCGGACTCGCCAACTGTGATCGTGGGCGTGATCCTGCTACCATCTGACTGTCTGCATGGACATCTGGCAGATAGCGTTTCGCTGCGCTTGATTAGAGTGGTGGAATTCTTAGCGGCGGCAGGCCAGACACTGACGGCTAGACTGTTCGAGGTTGGAGATGCGACAATAGCGGATGACAGTCTAAGTGTCGTCGCTTCTACCAACAGACAGATGATGTACGGAGCGTCGTTTGACACCGCCGCGATCGGTCTCCATCAGATGGTTGTTTACTCAGCCGGTGTTCCGATAGCGCATTGGTACGTCAAGCTAGATGACGAAGCGATAGTGTTCCGGTCTGGTAATTACGCAGACATCGTCATGGCAGAGTGCCTGGAACTGATGAGAACCATCGCGCAGAACAAGACAGTAACGAACCCGAGTGGAGGGATCATGACCGTCTACGCAGACGACAGTGTAACGCCACTGCTAACCGCGCAACTCTATGAGGATGCGGCAGAAACGCAAACCTATCGCGGCCAAGGAGCGGAAGTGAGAGGAAGATTATCGTGACGACGTACTACGCAGACTACTCTCGGCCAGACGACACAGGCGCCGGAACGTCTTGGGCAACGGCAAAGAAGACACTGAAGGCTGCGACTGATCTCATCACCGTTGACGGTGACGTGGTGCTGGTCGCTAGCACTCACAACGAGCCGCTGTCTGCACAGCTCAATCTGATCTTCGCAAAGAACGGTTCTGTAATTTCCGCTAACACTTCTACCTCGCTTCCAGAGGCTGGCGCGTTCGTAGGGTCACAGGCAACCAATCAAGTAATCGTCCTTGCGACCACGCTTGCTGCGCAGGTCAGAGCCTTCCTCTATGGAGTTACCTTTCAGAACGGAACCAACACGACGCTAGTGCGCAACCTGAACCTCTCGCTCGCAACGAACATGCAGGTTGAACTAGAAGACTGTATTCTCATACTCAATGGTGCGTCTACTTCACTGATCACGCTTGGTCCGTCTGGCAACGCTAGTAATCTGTCGCATGTACGTACGCGCAACTGCACGTTCAAGTTCAGTAACGCGAGCCAATCTGTGACACCTAATACGTGTCGATCAGAGCACATCAATCTGACTATTGACCCGGCTGGCGTCGCACCTAGCGTCTTCATGAAGACGACAGAGAGTTGCGGCAATCGGCATACGTTCGATGGATGCGACCTTTCTCTCGTTACGGGCACGTTGTTTAACGCCGCAGTCGGAGCATCTTCTGCTGGTCCTGAGTTCATCCTGAGAAACTGCAAGGTGAATGCTTCTGCTACGCTGCACGCGGCTGGGCCAACCACAGTCAATTCGGCCAGCGGATTTCTCGAAGCGTTCAACTGCTACGCTGGCGACGTTCACTATGGATACTTCCACCAGAACGCGTACGGCAAGACAGAAGTTGTTGTAGACTACGTTGCGAATGACGGGGCGCAGACAGCTGGAGTCGCGGTTAGCTACAAGATCACGACTACGGCTGCCGCTAGCTTCTATTGGCCGTATGTCGGTCCGTGGATTGCCTCTAAGGAGCCCAACACTGGCGCGAGTCGCATTGCTTCTATAGAGGGACTGCTGGTGAATGATGCTGTCGTACTGCAGGATGATGAAGTGTGGGGTGAATTCTCGTACCAAGGAGTCAGCGGTGTTCCGCAATCGGCAATCATCAATGATCGAATGGAACTGCTTGGCACACCAGCAGACCAGACCAGCAGCAAGACGTATTCTGATTGGACCGGCAGTCCGACGGCAACTGACTCTGGGGACAGCACCTTTAAGGTTGCCTCTGCTTCCTTTACTCCACAGGAAAAGGGGTTCGTTGCGGCAAGGGTGATTCTTGGCAAGCCTTCTACTACGATCAGGTTCGATCCGCAGGTAAGGGCAGCCTAGATGTCTACGCTCCATAACAGCGGGTTCGACCTTCTCAGCTCTTCGGGAGAGACGCTGCAGGCAGGGCTTGGACTATTGGAAGATCCGAATGTTCTGCTGGTCGTTAACGACGCGGAGCACGCGCACACGGCAGCGAACGCAGAGCTAGCGCAGGCTAGCTCGCTCACTGTTTCTGCAGCGGAACATTCGCACACGGCAGCGAACGTCGATCTGACACAGGCCAACACACTCACGGTTGCAGCGGCAACGCACGCGCATTCAGCTGATGGAACCTTGGGTCTAGTTCAAGCTCACGTGCTTTCCGTTGCGGGTTCTTCACATTCTCATTCGGCAGAGAGTCCTGAGCTCCCAGCTATCTTAATCGAGTTTGCCGCTGCGACTGGTCTAGCCCTGACCGCTAAACTGTTTCAAGTGAACAGCGACGTAATCGTCGGAGTAACCGACGCGGTTGTTGAGCAGGCGAATGTGAAGGGAATGTACATAGCGACGTTCACCGAAGAACTAGCGGGTCCGCATCTCATCGTCGGGTATGATGGTGGGTCGGCTGTGTCTGCCTTCTACGTCATGTTGGACAGCACTACCGCAATACACAGAACAGGAAACTACGCAGATGTCGTATCTGCCGCTGCGGCGAGAATACTGTGTCTCATAGCTAAGAACAAGACCGTCACAGACCCGGTAAGTGGACAGATGATCGTCTACGAAGACGACGACGTTACGCCAGCACTCGTTGCTTCGCTCTACGAGAATGTCGCTGAGACACAACAGTACCGCAGTCGCGGAGCAGAAGTGCGCAGGAGGCTCGCGTGATAGTCACACGAGGCATAGGTAGGTCCGCTCTTGGGGCATCGGGCATCATTGCCGCTGCCGGTCTTGGACTCGTCATTGTTCCAGTGATGGGCGGTGGACCGGGCAGCGGAGGAGCATGGCGGTCTTCGGACACAATTCAATATCAACAGGTCAGGAAACTGCTAGATGACAGGGACCTGCTTGAAATGGTTCCAATCATCGTGGAGGTTTTTAATGGACGACGTTAAGGTTCTAGGTGAACGGGTCGTTCGCTCAGTTCGAGATCTGATTCGAAGAACATTCGAGGCAGCAGAACGGCGAACAGAGTTGTTAGAGGGACGCGTTAAAGAGCTTGCCTCTCAGGTCGAAGCACTTCCCGCTACTCAGCGCAAGGAGCTTCTGGAACTCGTTGCTCTAATCCCCGTCCCAAAGGACGGCAGAGACGGGGAGCGCGGGCTGCAGGGCGAAAGAGGCATAGACGGCAAGGACGGCCGTGATGGCATCGACGGCAAGGACGGAGAGCGTGGTCTGCAGGGCGAGAAGGGCATGGATGGCATCAGTGGCAAGGACGGCCGTGACGGCATCGACGGCAAGGACGGAGAGCGTGGTCTGCAGGGAGAAAGAGGCATCGACGGCAAGGATGGCCGCGATGGCATCGACGGCAAGGATGGAGAGCGTGGTCTGCCGGGAGAAAGAGGCATCGACGGCAAAGACGGTCGCGATGGCATCGACGGCAAAGATGGCGAGCGTGGCCTGCAGGGCGAGCGTGGCCTGCAGGGAGAGCGCGGTCTGCAGGGAGAGCGCGGAATTCAAGGGGAGAAAGGAACAGATGGCATAGACGGTAAAGACGGCAAGGATGGCATAGACGGTAAGGACGGCATCGATGGTGCTCCAGGCAAAGACGGCGTGGCTGGCAAAGATGGGCGAGATGGCGAGCAGGGTCCGCCCGGAAGAGATGGCACAGACGGAATCAACGGTAAGGACGGTCTCAACGGTAAAGATGGCGAGGCCGGTGTTCCTGGTCGAGACGGGTTGGATGGCAAAGACGGTACTCCGGGCAAAGATGCGCTGGAAATAGTGGTTCTCGAGAGCATTGATCCGACTAGATCGTATCCCCGCGGTACGTTCGCTTCGTTTGAGGGCGGGCTCGTGCGGTCTAGCCGCAGGACAGATCCGTTCACAGAAGACGCGCAGTCGGCTGGGTGGACTACCATTGTAGACGGAGTGCGTAACATTTCCGTAGACATGGAAGGGGAGCGAGAACTGGTCATCTCTGTTCAACGTACGTCTGGGGCAGCTTCCGTCGTCAAGCGTCGTCTCAACATTCCTGTTTACAGAGACATCTATTCGACCACAGTCACGTACGAGCAGGCAGACATGGTAACGTGTGCTGGGTCTGTGTGGATGGCGACCAAGTCTTCTCCGAGCGGCAAGCCCGGAGAGCCGGACTCAGACTGGAAGCTCGTGGTCAAACGAGGTCGCGACGGCAAGGACGGTAAGAACGGAGAACGAGGTCTGCAGGGCATGCCTGGACCGCAGGGCAGAGACGTGACCATCCGCGATGCCAACGGAGGTAGATTCTAATGACGAGCCTCGTAACACTGGCGCAAGCCAAGCTTCATCTCCGTGTCGTTCACGACGCTGACGACGCAGACATCGAACTCAAGATCGAGGCTGCATCTGGCGCGGTAATCAACTATCTGAAGGAGGCTGCAGAAGACTTCGTAGACTCGTCTGGAGAAGTCATCATGACCACAGATTCTCCTCCAGCGTCCACGGTTCCAAAGGTTGTTCAGCAGGCAGTGCTTCTACTTCTTGGAGACTTCTTCAAGAACCGTGAGTCTAAGACAGAGGATCCTGTTATCGGCGTAGAGTATGGCTTCGGACACCTTCCACGCGCCGTCATTTCGCTGCTCTATCACTATCGTTCGCCAACGGTAAGATGACAACTCCATGGTCTGTTCCCAAGGACTGGGTCGGAGAAACCGTAGCCATACTGGCGAGCGGACCAAGCATGAACAGAGCATGCGCCGACTACGTGAAGGGTAAGTGCAGGGTTATCGCCGTGAACAATCAGGGGATAGATACCGTAGTGGATGGGGTAGTAGTCCCGGCCATTGCTCCATGGGCAGACATGCTCTACGCGTCTGATGCGAAGTGGTGGATGG